AATCGGCGAGGCTTTCAAGGGCTATGGCGAGGCTCAGAAGTTAATCGGCGCTAAAGGAGCAATAATCCCCGGAGATAAGGCTGAACAGGCGGAATGGGATAAATTCTTTAACTCAATAGGCAGGCCCGAAAAGCCCGAAGGATATAAACTATCACCAGTTGAAAACCTTCACCCCGAATTAAAAATAACTCCTGAAGTCGAGGCAGGTTTTAAGTCGCTGGCGCACAGGCACGGACTTACGGGAAAACAAGCCGACGGTCTTTACAAGGAATACTTCGGGATGATATCCGGCTCCCTTACCAAGCGCGATGAGAAGATGCTCTCCGACAAACACGCAGCCGAGACAGCCCTGCGGACAGAATGGGGCGCTGACTATGACTCGAACGCCAGCAAGGCCAAACGTCTTGTCGAGAAGTTCGGCGGAGCGAACGCGAGAGAGGCTTTTGGCGAATTAGGGAATAACCCCATTGTCTTAAAGACCCTCGCTAATATAGCAAGCAAGTTCTCGGAAGATGGATTTATAAAGGGCGAAACGGTCACTAATGCGGAAACCAAAGAAGCCCAGCAGAAAATAACCGAGATTGAAAACAATAAAGACCATCCGTATTTTAACAGGTCAGCGCCCGGACATGACGAAGCCGTTAAAGAAGTAATGCGTTTACGGTCAATCGTCCACCCGGAAGTAGAAGCATAGAAGCCACGCGCAAGTATAGGTAAGGATAAGCTAAGAACACAGCCCCGTACCTAAAACGAGCGACGCTTCAAAAACGCGGTGACAGGCCCATTTGGATACCCTGTGTAGTCAACAGTAGAAAGCGGACAACCCAAAACATAGGAGTATCAAATGGCAAATATAACAATTGCGTTTGTGAAGCAGTTCGGCTCGACGATGAACCTGCTCTCACAGCAGAAAGGTTCGAGGTTATCGAGTTGCGTGCAACTCGAAACCGGAGCGTTCGGGGAGGAAGAGTACTTTGACCAGTACGGCAGCGATGAGGCTAAGGAAAAAGTCTCGCGCAACGTGGACGTTGAATATGCCGCCGACGATTACAAGAGACGGCGCGTATCCTTCACCGATACCTACTGGGCGAAACTGATAGACAAGGAAGACAAGCTCGCGATGTTGATTGACCCAACATCAGGGTTGATGCAGGCGGGCGCGTGGGCTATCGGACGCAAGTTAGATGATAAGATAATCACTGCATTCTCAGGCACGGCCTATACCGGAAAAGCGGGCGGGACGTCGACTGCGTTTACAGCGGCCAACCAGATCGCTGTCGGCGCTGCGGGTCTTACCTTATCAAAGCTCATTCAGGCGAAGGAATTGCTTGATGCGGCTGATGTAGACCCTGACGAGGAGAGATATTTCGCGTTAGCGGCTTCACAGGTAAGTGACCTCCTGAACATCACAGAAGTAAAGTCGATGGACTATAACACCCAAAATGCCTTAGTCGAAGGCAGGATCAATACCTTCTTGGGTTTTAGGTTCGTCAGGACACAGCGCATTACCATCTCCGGCACGACCAGAACCTGCCTCGCATGGGCGAAGTCGGGTATGCTCTTAGCCAAGCGTACTGAGATGATTGCCAAGCTCGACGTTATACCCACCAAGCACTACGCGACACAAGCGTACGCGTCTGTTTCAAGCGGCGCGACGAGGATGGAAGAGGCGAAATGTGTAGAGGTTGCCTGCCTGGAAAGCTGAAATGTTTTGTAGTCTAACAATTAAACAAAAGGAGTAGTCATGGCAACGTTAAAAGCGGTTAATAAGACGATAATCGACGCCATAACGCCGGCGACGATCCTCGATCCCGGAAAGCAGGGCGGTAATGTCAGGTGTTTTGTAGACACCTACGTCGGACTTGGCACAGAGGCAGCCGCCGACGTAATCGAGTTCGGCGCTGACCTTCCCGTGGGGGCGAAGATCCTCTGGGGATGGATAGAACTCGCGGCGGTAGGCGGCACGCCAGACTTAGGAGATGCCGAGGATGCCGACCGTTACGTTGATGAGGCCGTGGATAATGCGGTCACGATGTTCAACGACACCATAACAGGGCTCAACTACGAGATCGATAATTCCGTAGCGGCCACCCCGGACAGCCAGCTGATTGTAACCTTGGATGCGGCGGTTACGCTTGCCGGTGTCATAACGGTTTGTATCTTTTACACGGTGGAATGAGGAAAGGAGCAATCATGAAAAAGTACTTTGTACTTGCGATAGTTCTCGCGCTCCTGTCCTTAATCTGTCCGGTTTTCGCAGGCGTTGCCATCAACGATATCGATGGATATGTTGGTGAAGCCACCAATATAGATATTACCGGCCAGAAGACAACTTTTGACGGTTCGACAGTAACCGTGCTTGCGAACGGACACAAGGAAGGGGTTACGACAAGGGTATCACAGGAAAGCAATCTGACTTCAGCCGCGTTGGCATTCGGAACGATTCTTATAGCTGACACCGGTTCGGGTGTCACGTCAAGAAGCATTTCAATTGCCAACGGGACTCCAGGCCAGATGGTTACGATCATACTGCAGGCGGCTACAGGCGTAGCGACACTCTTTATCACCGATGACGGCGTCGCACATACAGCGATGACTAATACCGGATGGGATGATATAGCGTTCAATGCCGCAAATGATTCGGTAACTCTCCTGTATTTAGACGACACCTATGGATGGATTATGATTGGCGGAAATAGTGTCACAATAACCTAAGGAAGATAGGGGGGAGGGCCTAAAAACCCTCCCCTGTTCCTAACGGATGAAGAAACTTAAACCAATAGATATATTTACTATCTTAATCGTTCCTGTTTTTTATATTTGTCTTATGTTCGGGAACTTGATAACTAATTTTCTAATGGCAAAGCCTTTATCTTTGCCGCCTTCCGAACCCAAACTTCCAGTAATAAATTGGACATGGGGAAAATGAAAAAGTATATCGGACATCTTGCGCTTATCCCCCTGATTATACTGGCCTTGACCCCGCCTATGGATTTCCAGTTGGATTGTACCATAAACTCCACCTTTTGGTTGTGGGCGATATTCTTTTCGGGGTTCTTCGCGTTCTTATTCTTATACCAGAAGGTTTCCGCATGGCTTAAACTTTTAGTCTTGTGGTGTTTTATATCGTGTTTCTTATCAAGGGCACCGTATATGTCGTTTACGATGTTCTGGTCAGTGATAGTTTGCGCTTATTATTACCTGTTTTGCACCAAGATTGAAAATTGGGAACCAGTTAAGAAAGTAATGCAATCGATAATTTTCTTTATCGTCCTGTTGATGGTAATGCAGTTATTGGGTAAGGATACACTCCTTAACTTTAACCAGAAAACCCCGCAGGTCATTGGTACGATCGGCAATAAAATGATACTCTCCTCGTTTGTGTGCATCCTTGCCCCATTCTTATTATTTAATCCTTTAAACTGGGTCATACTTATAATCATTTCATTTATAACGTGGTCGTCCGGGGCCGTACTTTCGATAGTCGCGGGATTAGGTACGTTGGCATGGATGAAATTCAAGAAGTGGCGCCTGGTGATACTGACCATCGCTATCTGCCTGCCGATATGTTACGCCGTCCAGACGAGGGATATGGCGACCTTCCGAAGCCCTGCGGGGAGAAGGTTGGTCTGGCTCAAGACGGCGGAACTCTCACTTAAACATCCTCTGGGTTATGGGATAGGCACATACAAAATACTGTTTCCCCACCTATGCGGTAAGGAGATAACCAGACAAGCCCCGGGGAGGGAATGGAATACAACCCATAATACGTTACTTCAAATGACTTTCGAGGTCGGTTTCATAGGTATAATTCTCTTTTTGGGTTGGATGGTTACCCTTATTCGTAATATTCTAAAGAAGAAAAACTATATACAACTATCAGGGTTCGCAATAATAGCAACAAACTCCCTTATCCATTTTCCTGACCGAATGGTTCAAACTGTTCTTATAGTTATGATATTTTTCGCTTGGTGTTCTCAAGAAAGCGGTGATAATTCTTATGTTCATTAGTGTTAGCAAACAACATAAGATTTTCAATCCTGTTGTCATCTCTAATTCCGTTGATATGGTGGACAACTTCAATTGGAGTAAGGTATCTTCCAAGTTTTTTCTCCATTATAATTCTATGTTCAAGAACATAATGGCCTGCCTTCAAAGCGTGGGGATGGTTTGGAACACATATATAAATATATCCATCAGAATGTTTTGTTCTGCCATCCTTCCAACTCGGACTTTCTTTTCCAAGTTTTCCTTTCATAAAAGAATGGTCTCTCATCTGTTGTTTAGATTTTTCGGAATGTTTCGTTCTCTTTTTAGACAGACCTATATTTCTTTTATGTTCTTCTGTAAACGGAGGTTTCTTCAAACCCTTTTGTCCCTTACTCATATTTTCTCGCCACTTTTTAGAAAAGGCGGGTCTCTTAATTCCCTTGTCCCAAGGGATACGACCTCTAATAGATACCCCAAAACATTTACGAGAACAATGTTTTTGCGTGTTTCTCTTTGCCTTAAAAACTTTATTACAAACTTCACAATTTGCTGTAATCATATTACCTCCTTTTTAGTTAATATGAGTATAGCACATAACGACTTGTTTGTCAAGGAGAATTAAATGGGTTCAACGACCAAACTTCAAATTGCTAATTTAAGTCTGTCGTTAATAGGCGCGAAGAACCTGACTACCTTCGGGGAGACAACGACTGAGGAAGGAAAACGGGTTAATGCGACCTACGCCTTCATCCGTGATGAAGTCCTGATGGAGCATCCCTGGTCATTCGCCCAAAAACGGGTCGCCCTGGTGGATATGACAAGACCCGATATAGATGACTGGGTTACCGCGACCGCTTACGCGGTTGACGATATCATATACAGCTCGACCGGATATTATTATAAATGCCTGGTCGCGCACACGTCGGGAGTATTCGCGACGGATCTCGCGGCGGCAGACTGGGTTCTTAATACCACATGGGTTACTGGCACAGTCTATACCAAAGGCGATTTTATATATAACTCGGGCGTCCATTACGCCTGTCTGGTAAACCACACAGCCGCCGCGGCCTTCGCGACAGACCTCGCCCTGGTCTACTGGGTGGCGACCGAATTCGTTGTCGATGATATGGACGACGAGTTGACAAACGTGTTTTATCTTCCGACGGATTTTCTGAAAGTAAACAGGCTCTCGGATACAGATGCTGTCTATGAACTTGTAGGAAACAGACTCTTAGCCGATACGGATAGCCTGGCGATAAAATATACCTACTCAAACGATGATCCGACATTATACTCGGCGATGTTCGTGACCGCTTTAGCCTGCCGACTCGCCGCCGAGATATGCTTTAATCTTACGCAGTCTAGAACAAAGGCCAAGGATATCCTCGATAAATATGAAGGTATAGACCTTCCGAGGGCTATGTCCGCGGATAGCGCGCAGGGGACGCCTGAAGGGACTGAGATGTACGAATGGGAAGAAAGTAGGCTATGAGCAGGGCTACAACACAGATTAACGCCTTAACAAGCGGCGAATGGAGCCCGCGCGGACTCGGAAGATTTGACCTCGCTAAGTATGGCTCAGGGGCGAAGATAATTGAGAACTTCCTCATCAACCAACTGGGTGGAGTCTCTTTCAGGCCCGGGACGCGCTTTATCGCTGAGACAAAGCACTCCGCCGCGTCCCAGAACTTAAAATCCCGCCTGATACCTTTCCAGTATTCGGTGGACGGAGATTATGTCATAGAGATGGGCAACCAGTATTTCAAGCTCTATGAGAACGATACCGACGCTGTCATAGACACCGTAGCCGACACATTTACAAAACTCCTTATCCACGCCAATGGCATAGACGCTTATGGCGTGTTGGGCGGATCTGTCATAGACTCAGGCGCTTCTCCCCGGGTGTTTTCTAAGGCGGCGACCGCCGAGATATCACCAGCGCAATTCAAATTAGGGAATTGCTCGTTATTCCTGGATGGCGACTCCGATTATGTTACCGTCCCCGACCATGCCGATTTTGACTTCGGCGCGGGCGCGTGGACTTACGAGTGTTTTGTCTATACCGATTTAGTAAACACGTGGCACCCAATCCTTCAACACAGAACCGACAATAATAATTATGTCCTAATAAGAATCAATACAGATGGAAACTTATATCTTGAAGTCAGAAAAGCGGCCGTGACCCAGACCCTATCGGCGGGAGCGGGCGCGATAACGGCAAATACGTGGAAACATATAGCGGTTGTATGCGACGGGACTAATTATTATATATTTGTCGGCGGGGTTTTACTCTCGGGACCGACCGCAGTAACTAAGACCTGGGACGGATTCGGACAGGCCCCAAGCATAGGATATGCCGTGGATTCGGCGGGAACGTCCTTATATTTTGACGGTCACATAGACGAAATAAGACTATCTAATAACGACCGCTCTAACGCAGGAGTGGATTTTACCGTTCCGACAGCTGAATATACCTCTGATGCCAACACACTGCTTCTCCTTCATTGTAATACTCTCGACTCCTCAAGCGCAACCGCGCCTAAAATAGTGACCTTTGTAGGCACGGCGCAACTCGACACCGCCCAATATAAAGACTTAACCGGATACACGGCCACAAGGGCATCGCTTCTCCTGGATGGAAACTCGGATAGCATAACCTATCCGGACAGCGCGGACTTCGACTTCGATGATGCAAACTTTACCATAGAGGCATACGTCCGGTTTGCGGGTATAGGCGCGCAACAGACCTTATGCGGCCAGTATGAGGATGTTAATAATTACTGGTTCATCCAGATAACCGCCGCCAATAAATTACAGATTAAATTCGTAGACGGCGGAGTCACCCTGGGTGATTACATAACGACAGCCGCCATAGCAGGGCTGGCCATAAATACCTGGTATCATATTGCCTTTGTCCGCAATGGTGCGAGTATGTATATTTTCGTAGATGGAACATCTCTCGGAGTAACCGAAACGACCGCGATATCCACCAATGACGTTGGTGATATGGCGGCTATATTTGTCATAGGGGTTCAAAATGCGGCGGCATACTGGAACGGATGGATAGATGAATTCAGGATATCAAAAGGGCTTTCGAGATGGACTACTACATTTACGCCCACTACAGCCGAATATGTCCTTACCGCAATAGTGACAACTGAAATAACAACTCCATATCTTACGGCTGAATTATTCGGCGTCCAGTACGCGCAGAATAACGACGTTCTCTATCTCGTCCATCCCAACTGGGCTCCGAGGAAATTGACAAGGACATCGGCAACGGCATTTTCGATAGCGATAGCTCCCCTTGTAAGGCCGCCGTTTCTGGATACAAATACCACAACGGCAAATACCATTACTCCGAGCGCCGATACTGGAAACGGGATAACGTTGACAGCCATAAATGATACATTCCTTGCCACGAATGTGGGGGGATATTTCAGGGTAAAATCCGGCGTCGTAAAAATAACAGCCTTTACTTCAACTAAAATAGTTATGGGCAACGTCCAAGCCGAACCAAGCGGGACTGCCGGCAATCTGGCCACGGGCCCGGGTGCCACCGCGGACTGGGCGGAGAGCGCGTGGTCTGACCGCAGGGGTTGGCCGGCGGCAGGCGCTTTCCACGAACAGAGGCTCTATTATGCCAACTCCGCTCATGAACCGCAGAAATTTTGGGGAAGTTATCTCGCGGCTTACGACAACTTCGACCAGACGGCAGTAACTGATAATTACGCCATAGACTTTGAAGTCGCCACTGAACAGAGAAATGCCATCAAGTGGCTTTCGTCCGGCACTAAGTCTTTAACGTTAGGCACCCAGGGCGGGACGTTCTCGGCTTCTTCCGGGGAGACGACGTCTCCTATGACGCCGGATAATATAGTTGTTACCCGCGACACCAATTACGGCGTAGCGGGTCTCATGCCGAAGAGGATCTCCTCGTTCCTGTACTATGCGCAGAGGGATTTATTCAGAATAAGAGAGGTGGCTTATAGCCTTGAAGCGGACGCGCAAGTATCAAACGATATGACGCTTTTGGCTGATCATATTTTAAAAGATGGTGATGGGGTTGTCGATCTGGATCACCAACAGGCCCCGAATGACAGGATATACTGCGCAAGAGATGACGGCCAGATAGCGGTTCTTACAAGGAACGCCGAACAGGAAGTTATGGGATGGTGCAGGTTTATAGCCGGAGAGGACGCCCGGGGAAACGGGCTATTTGAGAGCGTTTGCGTAATCCCCAAGGCCTCGGCCGCGGATCAGATATGGGTGATAGTCAAACACAATATAAACGGCACTACGAGACGGTTCATCGAATTCTTCATGACCGAGGATTTTGATGATGACTGGGACGCGGTAAGATGCGATTGTTCACTTACCCTTGACGCGCCAAGCACCGTCACCGGAGTCACGATAGCGACCGACCTTGTCCTTTACAGCGCAGGATCGGTGGCATTAGCGGACGGCGACCAGATAAAAATATCAGGGGTAATAGGTACTACCGAGATAAACGGAATATTCCTCGTAGATACCCTGACTTTAGGAGTGAGTTTCAAGATAAAGACCCTCGCCGGAGCGGCGATAGATTTCGCCGCTTATACCGCGTGGATTTCCGGCGGCGAAATTAGAAAGATGGTCACCAACATATCCGGGCTCGACCATCTCGTAGGCGAAACCGTCGTCGCCCAGACAGATGGATATATTCCCTCGACGGAAACTTATACGGTAGCCGCCGGTGGCTCGATAATCCTCTCGGAGAAAGCTGCGGTTGTCCATGTCGGCCTTCCATACGAAGGAACAATACAACTATTAAAACTCTCCGATGGCAGTCCTTTAGACACGGGCCAGACCAAAGAGCGCAGGATATACCTCGGCACGTTAAGATTACACAGGTCGCAAGGGCTTTCGATTGGCAGGACATCGACGACATTGGATGCTTTGAATTATAACGACGAGACAGATAGTGAGGCCTTATTTACAGGAGATATGCCGAAAGTATTCCAGACTACGTGGGACAAGGCGGACGAAATCATAATCAAGCAGACAAAACCGCTCCCGGCTGAAATTCTTGCAATCATTTTTAGATCAGAAGTGGAGGATGGATAATGCCTGCCGTAACATCGGTTTTAGCGGTTGCTAGTTTGGTAGGTGGAGGTATATCTGCTTATGGCCAGTATCAGCAAGGACAGGAAGAGAAAAAAGCGCAGGATTATAACGCCCAGGTTTTAGAGCGACAGGCCGGTATTGAAAGGGCGGTCGCGGTAAGGGAAACGGACATAATAAAGCAGAACGCCGTCTTAAACGAATACAGGGCAAGGAAGTCTCTCGCGAAGGTGACAGGCGAGCAGATGGCGGGATATGCGGCCCGGGGTGTAAGTGTGGGGACGGGTTCTCCGCTGGATGTGATGGCGGACACAATAGCAAATGCCGAGCTTGAGATTTCAATAGACAACTGGAATGCCGAAAATGAGATTGCGGTAACTACCTATAACGCCGAAGTGGGCGCAAGGAATAGGGAATCAGAGGCCCGCATGAGAAGGTTATACGGCAGGAGCGGGGCCGCCAACGCCGCTTACCAAGCAATAGGGACGCTTTTAAGCAGCGGCACAACCGCATACGATAGGTTAAGCAAGGAGAAGATAGGTTATAAACCAGGCAAAACTACAATAGGCGGTATATTATAATGGCCAAGATTCCTACGCTCGGTCCCGGTAGCGCACAATTAGGAAGACCTAAAATATCCACAAAATCGCCTTCGGCTATGCAGACACAGACTATCGGCGCAGGCAAAGGGATAGCGGCGCTCGGTTCGGATATCGCCCAGTCCGCTAGCTATATGTACCAGAAAATGGACGAGGCGCGCAATTTTACCGAGATAGCTCAGGCAGAGGTTGCTGACGCGCGTATGCTCGCAGGCGAACTTATGAAGGCCAAGACCGCCGTTGATAAGATAGGCAGGCCCCGGCAAGGCAGTCCGGAGGATTTCAAAGACCACGATGAGATATTTAAGCAATCAGGGGAAACGATAGGCGGTTATTTCTCCAATAAAGAGACCGAGGTAAGATATGAGTCCGAGAGGCAGAAGAACATAATCGCCACTCGCACGCAGATAGCGCGGAAGTATAACCAAAATATGATAGATGCGGGGAAAGCGGCATTACTTAATAAAATAAATGATGATGTAGAAATTTATAATGTTATTTCTGCCGAACAAAGACCTGCTCACATAAAAAGGGTTAAAAATGATATTGCCGAAGGAGTTAGGCTAGGTTTTATAACTGCGTTAGACGAACAAAAACTTGTAGCAGATTCAGAAGAGAGAATGAGAACGGGACTTGTTTATTTTGATGCAGATAGAGATTTAACTGGTACTCTTGATGAATTAAAGAAGGGTACGAATGGGATTTACGCTGATTTGACTTCTAAGGAAAGAAGCGAACTTATAGACAGTATGGGAAGAAAAATCAGGCGGGATCAGTTAATTTCTGCCTTTCAGGATAACAGGCAGAAAGATGAACATGAAGCCAAGACACTCGTAGCTTGGGCGGATGGTACCCTCACCGAGCAGCAGATAAAAGATGGCCTTTTAAGTCTGCGATTAAGGCGGCCATTCGCCGAGAAAATGTTCAAACAGCTCTATGCGGACCCTAACGTTAAGACGGATTTTCGTTCCTATATTAAAATAAGGGGTATGCAGATTGCCGGTTCTCCGACATCAGATATAAACCAGGCTATCCTGGACAATGGCGATAAGTTAAGCACCGCCGATAAAAAGGTTTTAATCGAGAAAACATTTTCAGAGACTGACAAGCAGCAAAAGGAAAAGATTAAATATAATCGGGATGCGCTTCATATATGGGCCGTCAAGAATCTGTCAATACCCGATAAAGACCTGGCTGGGGATGTCGTCTACGAATTCCATCGCAGGGTAGATAATGAGAACGCACAGGGAAATAGGATTGATGAGATAGCCCAGGAAGTTATTAAAGATAAGATCAAGGAATATCATCCCTCGACTGCACTTTCAAATGATGTGCCTAATTTTATTGCGGAAAGAAATAGTCTTAAGCGAGTTTACGAAAAGAATAGCAAACTAAAAGGCAAAGCACCTACTCCTAAGCCGTCTGTTATTACGGGCGGTTCGGGAATAGACTTTGACGATTTATAATGCTGATACCAACAGGAATTGAAGAACAACCAACAGGGCAATCTGTGTATCTTGAGGATAAGGACAAGGTTTTATCTTTACCCTCCGATATGGACGAACACGATATTGGCCATCAATTAAGGGTAAACGAATATAAAGACGATCCCTATAAGTCCTCCGCGACATATCTAAGTAAAGCGGCGGAAACTCCATTCACGGTTTTAGGCAGGTTGAAAGATAGCATTCTTACAAAAGTCGGACTTCATCCCGATAAAGATGAAATAGGAGCCAGGGCGGTTATCTCGCTCAATGAAATTGAAAGAGTAAGAAAAAGTGATATTCCCGACGAGGAAAAGGCAAAAGAGATATCATTGATACACGAAAATATAGATAAATATCTTGCAGGAAAAGGCATATATACGAGAGCACAACAGAATCTTGCTATGAATGATTTTATGCTTAACGTGGGAATGGTAGCCTTGGGTGGAGGCGCAATACAGAAATTCGGAGCAATGGCATTTACGAAAGGATTATTGAAATTTACTGCCGCAAGCGAAGCATTAAAGCGCGGAGTTTTCCCTGTAGTAAAAGCCGTCTATACTCCCGAGGGGCAGGATTATGAATATAAGCCTTTATCTTTATCGGAATTGATAGGAGTTAAGGCTGAGACTCCCGGATTAAAAACAGCTACCGATGTAATAGAGATGGGAATGGCCGGCGGTATAGTTTTAAGTCCAAGGATCGTCAGGCAGGCGAAGATTGAAACAGTTATTAAACAGGCATTACCAGCGCTTGAAGAATTATTTGTCAAAGCAGGCGTAAAAATCCCCAAAGGCGGACTTGCCCCTGATTTTGTAATACAGGTGGCACGCACTAATCCGACATTAGGAGAGGCAATAATACAAGCCGCCGATAGACTGCCTTTTTATAAGGCTTTCGGGAATA